TGAAGATTCCGAAGGTGAAACTTATGTTGATGTGCCTGGTGATCTGCATGCAGATTCAATAACGATGCAGAATGATTTAAGCAACATCATCAATATGGCTATTCAGAAGCTGCCCAACCGTGAACAATCAATAATAAACCTGAGATTCTTCAATAACTTTTGCTTATTAGATGTTGCAGAAAAAGTAGGATTAAGCAGTGAGCGTGTAAGGCAAATTGAAATGATAGCATTGAAAAAATTAAAAGTGTTAATTGCAGAATCAATATAAAAAAAAGGCTATCCGGTATGGGTAGCCTTTTTAGTTTTATAATGGATTAAAATTGTAATTCCTTTGGTCGTATTCTGAAAGCTGCTTTATTTCTTCTTCAGATATTTTAAAAAGAAATTGCATATCATCAATATTCCAAGCAATTATATTTTGATTTGGGTAAATATGATTTTTTAACTTATTCAAATCGGCTAAATGAACATGCCCTGTTTTATCATCAACAAAAATAAGATAAAACGGTACGCTGGTAGTTGCAGTAAAATTTAAATATTCGTTATAGCTTTTAATGTTTATCCCCTGAGCGTTCCATTTATTTAGCCTTGCTTTTGTTTTGACATCAATTGCAAGTACTTTTTCTTTATTGAAAGTGCAAAGCATATCAAAGTAATGTGCTTTGTCTTTTGTAAATGGGCAGTAAACAATCCATCCTTTTAGTTCTAAGTATTTGCGAATAATCTGTTCACCAAGTTCCCCTTTCTTTAAGGAAGTTTCAAATTTACCCATCAGAATTTGTTTACATCATTACCAAAAACTTCCCATCCGTTTCGTTTTTCTCTGCTAAAGTATTCAAGCCTTCTACCAAGCGTAACGCTTTCAATCATTTCAAAGAATGTATCAGGCTTCCTTGAATGTTCCCGTCTCGATTCGTTTAAAATATCCCTATAACTTGTATTTTGCCAGTATGGCTTCCCTTTAATTCCAACTAAACAAAACTCACATTGCATCCTAAACCATGCCCCCATTCCAATCTTTTCTTTATTCCACACCAAAGTAGCTTTATAATCAAGCCCCCACTTTTTTAATATTTCAAAAGCATCAGGCAAAAACTTGTGAGTAGTCCATAACAAGACAACAGCATTTTCCATCAAAGGAAGATTAATGTTTTTGATTTGTTCAATGCTCATTTCAGGATAAGGATTTGCAACTCTTCTTCCAACGGCATCAAAGGAAGTTATGTTTTTACTTTCACCCTCGTATGGCCAAGGTGGGTCGACGGAAATAACATCAAACAATCCTTCAAGTTTTGGTAATAATCCTTTTTCAATATCCTCAATTTGCTGTTCAATTACTTCAATGCGCTCCGCTTTCTTTTCTTCCTTCTTAATATCCTGATAAACTTGGTTAATCGAAAGCTCACCCGTTGATAACTTTTCTTTTACCTCAGGTGTAGCGGTTGCTTCAATTTTTTTAACCTTTCTAATTGTTTCGTGTGATACTTTAGCAATATCTCCAATTTTTTCATCAACTCTACCCTTGTCAAATGTTTGGCAAGGGTTGCCTCTTAACATCCTTTCCTTCGCCTTTTCGCTAAACACCGATTCAAGTTCTAAAGCCAAAACGCTTCTTTGATAGTTACTCAGGTTCCTTCTACCAAACTGGTTGTTAATCATCCATACCTTGACATCAGATTCACTTTCAAAGTGCTTAGGTTCCGTTTTAAATTCAAGGCCCCAACGCTGGGCAATCTCGTGCCGGTTGTGCCCATCAATAATAAAGCCGTTCCAGGTAACAATGGCCTCACGTATCCCTTCATCAAGGCAGTTAGTTTCAAGCTGGGCAAATTCTTCTTTGCTGAGTGGTGGAATCAGCTTTTTAAATTCTTCTTTAATCTTTAAATCTTGCATACATAGATACATTAAAAGGTAAAGCCTCACACTCTGTTAGGACTTCACTTCTAACATTGTGCAAGGCTTTTAAATCTTTAAGTTCTTATTGTGAAGTCGAACTATTATACTACAAATATACAATTCTTACTTTACAAATGCAAATAAAAAAGCCTGCTATCTTTCGACAACAGGCGCACGGAACATCTTAAAACTAAAACTATCAATGAAAAAACTGCAAGTGAATTTTGAAAAAGCGCATTCTCCCCAAAATGCGCTGTGAACCATTTATTAACCTGGTACAAATTTAGAATATAAAGTTCAATAAAAAAAATTTATTTGTAAATTTTCAAAGCCAGCATGAAAGCATCACGCTTATCCTGCTCACCTACCTGACCTTTGTAATTTGTCAATGTGATTTTGGCATCCTTAGCAATCGATCGAAAGATAACATCATTATCAATCTTGGCGCCTTTCTGAAGCGGTGAAACTTCGGTGACTGCATCAGGGAACAGCAAACGGCAGTAATCGGTTGTAATTTGGCTTATGGCTTGATTTTTCCCAGCATCCCTACTAACCTTAGCAATTACATTTATATTGCCTCTCATCTCAAATGTCGCATTTGTCAAGTTACTGTTTTCAATACAAAATTTATAATCAAGCTGCACTTCGGGAAAGATTTTATTTCCTTCCTTCATCAACCTAAGCCAACAAGCAAATTGTATAAAGCCTTTAAATATTTTAAAATCAGCCTCACCGCCTCCAATTATGCAGATTGCAAAACCTTTTTCCCTGAAGGATGGGTCTATTCCAATGAATTGTTTTAAGGTATCCATTTTTTATAAATTTGTAAGCTTTGATAATGATATTTTTACAACCCTCCCCCGGTACCTAACCTGCGCATTATCCCCTTCCACGTTCACCAGTTCGACCAATCCGGGCAGACCTAAGCATTTGTAGTAATGGCCTTTTATGTATTCTATCATAGTTATTTTCTTTTTGAATCGCCATCTAAACCAATTACATTGACCATTTCATTTAGCCTATCAACAACACGTCGGTCATATCTATCAGCAAATGTTCCATAGCCTAAGTTTTCATTGAATGAAAGGTTTGTTGTAAAGTGAAATGTTTTACCTTTTTCGTAGCAGATATTTACAATCTCCTCAAATACATCCCACTTTGAACCATAATGTTGCACTGGGTTTTCAAATCCAACGTCTTCATAACAGCAAGTGCCTCGCATGTATTCTTCTAAAACATCAATTCCATTTTTCTGGACATCACGAGCAATTGTTTTCATGTCATGTATTTTAAACTTATTAGTGTTGTTCCTTGCAAACTGATGAAAGACTTGCATGGTTAATGTTTTTCCAGTACCAACTCCACCAAACAAGCAGATGCCCTTGTATAAATCTTTTGGAAACTTATTCTCCCCTTCAGATTCTCGGTTAAAATACTGGGTTAATGCCCTGTAAACAATCTTATCACGTTCGGTGAAAACAAGTTCTTTCATTTGATAACTGAGAGTATTGAACAGGATGTTATAAACTTGCAATTTTGCCTGATCATAATCTAATTTATTAAAGATCGGCTTTGGAATTTGAAAAGGTATGTTTGAATTTACTTTTTTTACATATTCTTTATTTTTTAAGAGCTGCTCTTCAGACAATTCTTTTTTTGGCTTTTTCTTTTTATCAAAAAGCTTGTTCTTTTTTAGTACTTTTTTTTGTTCATCAAAAGCTTTTTCAGGTTCAATCCAAATTCCAAGTTCTTTTTGTTCCTTTACAAATCTATCGTAAATCATTTTATAGTAATCAGTTTCATCTTTCATAAAACATCAAATTTTATTGGTTTCAAAAATGGTTTTTGTATAGACGTTTGTTTTTTATCTTCCTTATTTTTTTGAAGCTTATCAAAAAATATTCCTGCCCAGTTGTTTTCCATGCTCATGTTGATAACTTCAATAATAAGGGTATCCGAAAAATGCACTCTGTTAGTTTGTATTTTTTTTATCAGTAGGTTTATCGAATGTTCACTTTTGTAGGATTCCTTTCTTTCTTTTTTGTAAAGCATGAAGGCTTCAAAAGTTTCTTTCAGATCAGTTGAAAAATCATCCGGCAAAGTGTATAATATTTTTTCAACTTTTGATTTTTTTTCGGGTGTGTGTCTTGTTGATTTTTTTAAATCAACATACTCTTTTTTAATTGTATTATTAGTTGTTTTACTAACTGTATTAGTATGTTCACATTTTTGTTTAGTCTGCTTTAACTTTTTTGTTGATTCAGAGTTCATATTTTTATTAAAGCTGCTTTGACTTTTTTGTGATGTCTGAACTAATAAATTTGTGAGTTCAGAGTTCACACTTATGTATCGTTTTCGACCATCAAAACCCTTTTTAATGATATAGCCTTTGTTTATAAGTTTAACTATCATGTTGGCAACTGAACCTTCAGACATCATTAAAAACTTAGCCAAAAATTCATTTCCGGCAAAACAACCAGTACCATCTTTGTCTAAGCTATCGACTTCAACTAATAGTATTTTTTCGGCCCAGCTTAGGTCTTCATTCAGATACAATTCTCTTGGTATCCAAACCCCTTTAAAATCTCTTTCCATAACTTTAAGCATAAAAAAACCGTACCAATCTCCGGCGGTGGAAGACGCCATTGATTAATACGGTTATGTGTATATATTTTTTTCATTGGTTTTGAAGTTGCTTCCACCCATCTGCAAAACTATACCACAAATATAAAAACAATTTTATTAAGTAGGTAGCTTTTCTAAATATTTTTAATCCCTCGGCGCCTCAATTGGAATAAACCCTGTGCCGGCACCTTCATTACCGTGCATTTTAAGAAAATCAATTTCGACCTTTGCACTGTTCACAATAACAACTGCTATTTGTGCCATTGCTTTGGCCCTGGTTGTTTCCATTTCAATATCACAATCGTCATCAGATAGTCTTTCAAGCTGAGCAAACAGCAAGTTTCTGAGATCACCTATTTTATTTTTTAACATCTTTGATAGTTTTTTTAAGTTTGTTTACTAATTTGATTGTTTGCTTTAGTTCTGCAGGATAATGGTGAACAACATTTTTTTGCATATTCTCTGCCTTGGTTATAACTTGCAAGTTATCAATCCTAATATCGTGCGGATTACCATTTTTAAACCGCAGCACCATGCCTTTGGGAACTTTTCCATTTACCGATTCCCAAAGAAGAAAATGTTTTTTTACCCAGTGATTGTGACCAATTTTAACAAGAATATGATTGTCCTTATCAAATGATTCTTCACCATGTTGCCGGGTGTTGTGGGGCAGTCGGCCTTTTTTAAAGGTACCTGAATTGGCTTTCATTATACCCTTGGTTCCCTTGTTCCAACTTTCAGTTTTACCAAACCTTGTTTTTTTACCACCTTCGACAAGGTTGGCAACAAATACTTTTTTAAGTTCGGCCATGTATTCCGGATCCTTACTAAGGCCTAACAATTCCGCTTTGCCATAAATTGATGCTGAAGATCGTTTAAAGATTTTCATCAGTTCCAGGTGTGAAGTAACCGGGTAAAGTGCTGTCAATTTTTTAGCTTCTTTGTCAGTCCAAATTCTTTTAGTCATTGCGTTTGATTGTTTGGTTGAACTTTTCCTCTTCTGCATTTGCCAAAACATCATTTATTTTTTGAAGAATCACCAGGGTCTTGGGTTCCTTCTCCTTCCAGTTCTCCAGTGTTTCGCGCGCTATGCCTACCCTAAGACATAGCTGCACAAGGCTAAGCCCGGATAACTTTGCACGTTCTTTAATCATTTCATAAGTTGTCATATAACATTTTTTTTATAAATAATTTCAATAATAGTACAAATATAACAGAAAAGTGTTATATTTGCATAACATTTATTCACTTTTAAATAAAATATTTATGTCAAACCAACTTACAGTAAAAAGTATCTTTGAAAAGGATGCAGTAAAACAGAAATTTGAGCAGATGCTTGGTAAAAAATCTCAGGGTTTTATTACTTCCGTTCTGCAGATCAGCACAAACAATGCTTTGCTTGCTAAGGCCGATGCAATGACAATTTACAATGCTGCAATGATTGCCGCAACACTTGACTTACCAATCAACCAAAATCTTGGCTTTGCCTGGATAGTACCTTATAAAGGTGCTGCACAATTCCAAATGGGTTGGAAAGGTTACGTACAGCTTGCACAGCGTACAGGGCAGTATAAGCGCATCAATGTGACAAAAGTGTATGAGAACCAATTCAAAGGTTTTAATTACCTTACAGAGGAATTGAACGCTGATTTTAGCCTTGAACCGCAGGGCGTAGTTGTAGGCTATGCTGCATATTTATGTTTGCATAACGGATATGAGAAAACTGTTTACTGGACAAAAAAGCAGGCAGAAGACCATGGCAAAAGATTTTCCCAATCATTCAACAATGGCCCATGGAAAACTGATTTTGATGCTATGGCAATGAAGACAGTTCTAAAGAATATGCTATCTAAGTGGGGTATACTTAGCATTGAAATGCAAACGGCAGTAAGAACGGATTCTGCTGTTATCAAAGATGAAACAGGAACAACAGTTCAGTATGTCGACAATTCCGACTCAGTAGATGAACTTCCTTTAATTACAGAACAGCAGCTTGAAGAGGCAAAGAACGAAATCAGTGCAGGCAATTGCACACTTGCAGATGTTACTGCACTTTATGATTTGTACCCGGAGCAAATTGATTACTTAAAAAACTAAGAATTATGATAAAGGAAATATTAGATTTTTGGATTGATATAATGCCTGATGCTTATTCTATTCAAATGGATTCCAAGACTTTTGGTGATTTTATGATTGAATACCGAGAATGGGTAAAAAAGTACGGGGCCGCATTCGCAGAAAAAAAGCCCGACCTGCAAAAATATAGGCAAATTGATATTGAAGTTGTTGAAACGTATGCAAGATATTTAAGAGTTCATTAAAAACTAAACATCATGAAAAACGAACAAGTAAAAAGATTTAGCTGCTCATCCTTCGGACGCATTATGTCCGGGGCAGCTTTGCCGGGTGCCGCAATATTGACCGCAGCCCAGCAGCGTGACTTAGAAACACTGCTTACCAAAGACAAGCGCACCGACAAACAAGAACAAACGATGCAAGAACTGATTGCAAAGCGTGATACTATCTTAGTTCCGCAGCTTTCCAAAGGTGCTAAGACATTTATTGAAGACGAATTTATCAAAGATCGCTTTGGCTTCAAAAAAACTTTCACTAACATCTACACTGAAAAGGGTAACTTGTTAGAGCAGCGCAGCATCCGGGAAGTTGGGCAGTACTTAGGCTATAAATTTGCCACAAAGGCACCTGAGAAGTTTATGCGCAATGATTACCTTAAAACAAGGGGCTACGATTGGAAGGTAAAACGCTTTGTGTTCGACCAAAAAAACGTTTGGGATCCTACTGGCTTAAAGTTACTGCAGGAAGAATCTGAATTGGCTTTGTACGAATGGCAGATAAGAGGGTATAAGATGCTTATAAACGAATTGGAAGGGGGCAACATTGAAAGCGGTGCAGTAATTAGGGTATTGATGAACCCAACCGAAGAACAGGTGCTCAAACAGGCCAAAATAATGTTTGTCAATGATGGCAATGACTGGGCCGATACAATGCCAACAGAATTTGTGCAGGAAGTGCAAGATATGTTTGATTTTGAGGCTAAGTTTCCGGATATAGCCGACCGCATGAGAATCTACCCGGTTGAATGTTTACCGGAACATGAGCAACTGATTAGAATTTATGTAGGCTTGGCGCAGGAATATTACGAAAGCCTGGAAGAACGTGTTGAGCACGTAAATGATGGTAAAGTGTCGATGTTTAGGAATGTTTAGTAATAAAGGTCATGACTTCGGTTGTGGCCTTTCTAATTTATTTTACATTTTATATAAAATATTTTATATAAAGTTAGATTATATAAAATATTAGCCGTAGATTTGTATCAACAAAGAACGGAACAACATCTAAACATTTTAAAACTATCTATCATGATGACTATCACAATTAACGGCAAGCACATCGAAGTTGAAGGCGAATATT